GGCCACAATCCGAGATGACCACGTCGTGATGCCGCCCCCTCCTGGGCCTGTGATAACGGAGGCGGGTGACTTGGCCGCTGCACTGGCTGGGCTGCTTGTAACTTTATTCATCGTCCTCCTCCTCCTCGTCTTCGTCCTCGTCCTCCTCATCCTCTGGGAGTGGGATGGGTGGTGGAACGGGTTCGCCTGGTAATGGTTCACCTGGTAATGGTTCACCTGGGAGTGGTGGCACAGGCATTTCCACATCCTCCTCCTCAAGTTCCAACTCGTCCGCCTGTTCGTCCGCTGCCTCAATAATGGCCTCCGCCTGTTCGGCCGGCATGCCCATTATGATCGTGAAGAATTCCATCGGTGGAACAAGCGTATCCACGCCAGCCTGAACATACTTGGCAATCGCCTCAACCACCTTGGCCGCGACAATGGCCTTGTCCTCGTCTGACGGGGAGGCAAGGTCTTCCCACTCCACGAAGTATTCTTCGACCTCGGGTAGAATGCCGAACGTGATGAGCCTGTCTATGAATGGGCGAACCACCAACGGCCCGACATACTTGTGCTGGCGGTGGGCCAGCCTTGTGTTCCAAGTATGTTTGTCCTGGGAACTGGCGAGCTGTGCCTGCTCACTACCAACAAAGATTCGCCAAGGAATGGACAGCGTGATTGCTATCGCTTTGATCTGGCTGTTGATGTGAGCCTCGGGATTTGCGACTTGAGGGGCAAGGGACTTAGCTGACACTCCGGCGAGGGCGAGGTAGCGTTGAAGCCCGTTCGAGTATGCATCGAACTCTGTACGCAGCGCAGCTGCGTCCAATTCCACGTCCCCCAAGTCCGGGTTCACCTCGAAGGCAATCCCTGGGAACGCCCCCTTCCAAAACATCTCAGCCGAGCCACCCAACAACTTCCGCAGGTCGTAGAGGCGATTGTAAACTGGGCGCATTCTGGGGACACCGAATATCTCACTCGACTTGCGGTTGTCCGCTAGGTGGAGGCACCGTGTCCAGTGAACCGTCTTTTGTGTTCCCGTGGGGGAGGTGAGGCCGACGGTGTCCTCGTTGCGAGGGTCGGCGAAGGTGACGTTGTAGGTTAAGGGCTGGCCGAACCTGGGATTGCCCTCGTCCGTTTCGAACGTGGCAACCTCGACCAACGACTCATCAAATACGCGGCAGTAAAGCAGCTCGTGTTGGGCGTTGCCCACCTTCTCCCCTGTCTCGCTAATGCCCTCAACGGGTTGCCCCATGTCCTGCCCATCGCCTATGCCAAGCAACAGAATTCCGAAGGCACCAATGCCCGACATCTCATCGGCCCTGGCTAGGAAGTGGAAGAGGTTCATTTCCTTTTGAAGCAGTTCCCATGTCTCCTCGAACTCGGTTAAATCCGCATCTTCGTTTTCGCGGACATGGGGGTCAGACGCCCAGCACTCGGTCGGCATCATGGCCACCACCCGCTGGGCGATACCCTCACGGTCGTAGAGGTAGCGATATTGCTGGGCGCTTATTTCCTTTGGATAACCGCACTCGTCGTCTATGTCCCGGCGTGGGTCGAGTAGCTTGGTCAGGAACTGCGACCGCATCAACGAGTCGGTAGCGTTCATCACACCACGGACGTTGAGCGTTGGTTTCCCATTCCCCTTCGATGTATCTGTTGGCATGGTTACATCCCCTTCTTCTTGCTGGCCCTGGACTTCGGCATAACAACTCGTTGCCCTGTCTTCTTGGCATGGGCTCGTGCTGCCCGCTCCCCCTTGGCAGTATAGGGGAAGTGCTTGTTTCCAACCTTCGGCATGTTACGGCCCTCCCATTAGATGGATAGACTTGAATGGTAACATCTCCGCCTCAAAATAACCATCTCCTCCTGCCTCCCTGGTTATGTCCTGATAATGTCGAACGCCAACCCCCTTCCAATGGCGTCGTGGCTGCCCCGAAAATACAACCGCATCCACGCAGCCCCTTGTGGCTTCGGTGGCCTTCCACTCTCAACATGCCACCCCTCGAAACCTGTTCCCATCTCCTCCTTGTAAGTGGGTAGGCAGACGTGCAGTTGCCGGTCGTGATATATCTCGCGACGCCCCACTCGCATCCGCATCAGCTCGACTTGCCAGTGCTCGTGAACGTGTCCCGAAACAACGAGGTCGGCATCGGGCAGATAAACGGCCCTTCGGTTGGTCTGGATAACACCGCGAGTCACAGGCCCACCGCCGCCGTATCCATGGCTGTAATGGCAGGTCAGTATCCGCCCTGGAGTGCGCCCGTCCTGGCGAACCCGGATGCGAAAGAAGCCCGAATAACCACCGTTGAAAATGGTGTGACCTGTCTTGTATTTCATGGTCGAACAGAACCGCTCGATCAGGCATGTCTCGTGGTGCTTCAGAATTGCGGCCTCGTGGTTGCCCCTTGCGACAATGGGCATGATGCTGGCATACGGTTCGAAGAACTCGGCCGCTGTCCCCACCAACGCATCCAAGTAATCAGGCACCTGGTGCTCTGGGCGCAGGTCTGCCTTGCTACTTCTTTTGTCCCACTTCCCCTGCATGGCGCAGAAGAAATCGCCGCAGTCGATTACGGCCGCACCACGCCTAAGTGCTTCGTCCATGTGCTCCTTCTGGAGTTCCCAGTTGGAGTGCGGGTTGTCCCAATGGCGGTCACTGGTCAGCAGTATCCACTCCTCCCACTTGGACAGCTTGCCTGTGATGTCGTATGTGATATCGAACAGGTTCTTCCCTGTCCGTTTAATGTTGAACCGTGGTTCCCGTCGCTTGGTACCTGGCATGCGTGTTCACCTTATATGCTCTCGTCGCCATCCCATGTTTCTTCGTCATCCATCTGAAGTTCCATGATTTCGAATCGCTTGTGTTCCACCATCCAGCAGAACCAAGAAACACCATCGACCGACGAGATCAGAACAACGTGCAATGGCTCACGTGTTTCAGAGTTAATACATCGCATAGCAACCGGATAGTCCGGGTCACTAAAGAATGGGTCTTCGTAAACGTAGGCGGGGAAGTCGGTGTCCATGTCCACGTTGTCCACCACCCTCGCGAGCTGTTCGTAATGGTCGGGAATGTCACCTATGGGCTGCTGGTGATGTGGCCCTGTTTCGTATCTCATAGGGCGCCCACCTTCTTCCGTATAGTGGCGATCATGTTGAACGCCCCACTGGCCGCGTCCACTTGATCCTTGTAAGTCGAGGCAGGGAAGAAGCGAAGTTCCTCAAGGAAGGGGGCATTCCAATCAGCCTTCTTCACTGATACATTGTGTCCGTTTACCTGGCTGCTAAAGGGGTCAGCTCGCCATTCCTTGGCTCCAGTGGGACGGTCTATTCGTAGGCGGTAGCCAGCCAGCCGGCGGACTGTTGACTCGGCCGATTCCTTGCCACCACTCCCTGGTTCCTGCTCCAGTCCAATGAGCACCTTCTTACCATCCATTTCCGCTGTCTGTTCTATCACCCTTTCACGCTCGCTGCTGTCCCACTGGCCTCGCACAATATCGAGCACCCAATAACGGTCAGCAATGTCCACCCCCAACAACGCACCCACCGTATAAGCACCACCCCCTGCTGTCCCTGCCTTGTCCCAATACCGTATCCGCTTGCGCAGTCGTGAAGTGTCTGGTGCTTCGTCTATGTCTATCCGCTCGGTCTTAAACATGGCCCCTCCAAGGGGGACAGGGTGTTGACCATACTGGCCTGAATAACCGAACTCCCCGAGCTGGGCGCGGGCCTCGGTTAAGACTTCCCTGGGCATGCGTGTCGCATCCATCAGGCCATCCTGGTATCGGCGGCGGAGGAACCTTGGCTTCACCTCGTATCCCTCGTGCATATCTGCCGGCAGGCAGACGTGCTTTATCTTGCCCCCTGCCACCCCCTTGGACATACGGTTCCCCGTGGGGTCGTTCTGGTGGAGGCGCTGCATGATCAGGATCATGGGGGTAATGTCTTTCTGGACTTTACGGCTGGGCAGGGTTTCGTTCATCCATTCGTTGGCGTTCTTGATCTCGGCATCGGACAGTACCTTCTGCGGATCAATGGGGTCGTCGATAATTAGGAAGTGGCCATGAAACCCGACTGGTGACTTGCCCCCCACCGTTACACTCTTGCGCATCCCGCCGAGCGTATTGGCGAAGTAGCCTTTCGTGTTCTGGTCTTCCCTGAGCTGGATGTGGGGCCAGCAGTCGCGGTAGGACGGTTTCCCATCGTGGCGGGATGTCTCTTGCAGTATGTCTCGGCACCTACGGGACAAGTCCATGCCAAGGTCGAAGGCATGGCTGCCACAGATGTGGCGGGCGGTGGGCATACGTGTCCACGTCCAAGCAGGGAAGGCAACCGAGGCAATGGTGCTCTTCGTACTCCCTGGTGAAATGTTTACGATCAGGTCGTAGCGTTTGGGCTGGTTATCGAACACCCGTTCCGCCATGGATTGGAGTTGGTTGCACATATATTCGATGTGCCAATTCCAGACAGGGGTTTCAGGGATTATCACATCCCAGAATTCCTTGAGGAACTCGTAAAACGACTCCTCACAAATACTGCGAACCAAATCTACCTCACGAAATCCTGGCTCGTTCCCCGACTGTCTGTTCAAGGTCTTTTCTCCCGTTGTTATTTTCCAACGCTAACTTCCTTGTCCTCATAGCCTGGAGGATTGCCGTTCGTGTTTCTAAGGGCAGCTCTAGGTCACTGATTGGGATCAAGGCATGGGCATGGTTGTGCTCGATGTGACCTTGGATATTCACGTCAAGCTTATCGTTGTATCCACGATCACGGTTCACCGTCTTATTCACGAAAATTGTTGCGCTGCTATCTCCCCTTGCTACCAACCCAACCAAGGCTGACTCGAAATAGTTCTTTTTGTGGTAATCCATTTCGTCCATTAACTCCTGAAAGTCAGGTTCGGACGTAACCCAACTCTCAAACGTCTTGCGGGAAATGTTTACCATGGAACAGGCACGGCTGACGTTGAAATTGGATGTGACCAAGGCATGAAGGAACAGATGTTGCCTGGCCCGCTTACCTTGTTTGACTAGCATAGCCTCGATGCGGGCAATCCCGTTTTCCTCTGCCTCCACCGCCTCGATTTCTTTGTACAACTGGGCAAGGTTTGGCGGCAGCTTCTGGAAAATGTATTCATGGAACGTGGCTGTGGCGCTCGCTCCACCACCGACTGCCCGACCCCTTGCGACAGCATCACGCAATGCGGGTTTGTTGGTCTTCCATTTCCTTAGAGTAGCAGAGCTCACCCCCAGCGAGGTAGCAATTTTCTGCTCGGACATTCCCCCTCGTGCCAACTCGTAGGAGGTGACGTAGAACTCATCTTTCCAGACACTCTTGGGCATGGTTTGCTCCCTCCCGCTATTGCGTACATGAAACAAATATAACACAGCGAGCGCTTTCACTCCACGTTGGATGGACCTGGCTATGGGATGGGGGAAAGGATTGGCGTTCGTTGGTTGACCGGCAACCTTTTCCGTGCCTCCACTTCGCAGTCGAAATTGGCCTTGGTGAAACGGTAGGAAGTTGCCCTCACCGTTCGAAACACGTCGTCCGCGTCATCATAGAAAATCAATATCCACTCCCGTTTCACATGGGAGAACCGGACGTTCCCCATTTCCAGCATGCGCCAGTTTCCAATGAAATGATCCCACTCACGTTCCCCGCTTACCTGGTCAAACTTGTTCCGGTAGTCATACAGAATCACTTGCGTGAAACGGCGGACAGTCCAAGTCGGATCAAATACCTGGTTGACTTCAATTACGTCACACCTGTCTTCGATTACCGGCTGGAGCGTATCCACATCAACAAACACCGAAAGGACAAGACCAAGCAGCTTCCCACCCACCCATTTCATGTCCACCTATATCGGCCCCCCATAAAGTTGCTGAATCCTCTGGATGTCGTCTGCCCTGGGCGCCAGTGCGTTGTTGATATACGGAAACATCAACGCCTCTGGGTCGCGTGAATGGTTCAACCCCAGCAAGTGGCCAATCTCGTGACACGCCACCGACCGAAGGACAACACCAAACTCATCCGTCCCTGGGAGTATCCAATTTTCTGCCAAATCAAATTTCGTTAGCAGCACCCCATCATAATTCTTGGATGGGGGTAACTGCGCCCAAGCCAGTGTCCTACCAACCCGACCGAACCCTTGCCGGCGGTTGTTGCCCACGGCAATGATGATATCAAATTCACCAGTCACACCCACTTGCTCAAACGTCAGTGGTGTTACCTCCGACCAAGCGTCAAATGCCAATCGAAATTCCTTGTCCCAGACCTCCCGGGTCATGTCGTACAAATCCCGCCCAGCCATGTGATACCTCAAATGCCGCCGAGCCCAATACGCCCGCTGCCGAGCAGCCAAAGCAGGAACAGTTTCGACATCACAATATGGACACGGGCGCCACTTGAACAGGCCACCATCGACATCACTCGCCGGCACCAACCCCATCCCCACCAGAGCAGCCGCACTCAAGTTGATGAATGTTCTTCTTGTTACCATTTCTCTCCTCCTTCCATTTGTGATTCGATATCTCTATCACAAATTGGGAACCTGGCTTAGAGCTTAATCACTGAGCGTGATGTTGTGGTCGTCCGGTTCCGACGGGCGCCCAAGCTCCTCACGAATCACCTGCCGAGAAATACGTTCCATCTCGGCTGGAGCCATATCGAAAAACATCTGCATCATCATTTGCGTCTCAGACGACTGCTGATAGCTATGAAGCAGACCGCGCTTGTACTTGTCCAGTTCCTTCATTATCCGGAACTGGCTAACACCCAGCACGACCACCGCCGCGACGAGGAGCGCCACCGAAAGCATCTTGAGAATTTTCATTGTTGTTCCTTCCCTGGTTCCCGTATCCCTTTAATCTCCAATGATGGTAATTTGATATTCTAGGGTGTCGTCGCCGCCGGTGTTGACGACTTTCAATTTGTCGCCTGTTGAGTTAGTAACCACAAACCCAGCCGCCGACGGGTTCCACATCGTGACAGCCCCACCTGGGCCGATTTTGATTGTGTCCGATGAATGCCCGGCCCACGTTGCCCATGCGTTCGTGGCCCCACCGATTTCCAAGATGTTGTTCACCTTCGATGATTCATTGCGGTTAATAATGCAGAACGACCGAACGGTGGTGAAGTTAATCGTCGCGCCGAACACGTCCACCAGCCCGCCATATAAATCAAATTCCTCAGTAGCACTTGCTGGCAACCTTCGGATATCGTGGTAGGACAACCGGCAGGTATCCTCGTTCTCCGCCGGCGCGTCCGTCCCGTCCTCCAACGTACTCCGCAGGCTAGCTTTATTTGAATCAATAATCTTGGGGGCGCTGACTGGATCAATGGCGCTGTCTGGCTGGTCAGTGTGCGTCCACTTTACATCCAAGATCAATTCGGCCTTCAACTCTTTGGCCATTGGGTGGCTCCTTGTGTTGGGGGAATGGTTTGTCCTCCCATTATAACACCACCCCACTTCCCAACCAATTTCAATTCGGATACGAAAATAAGGGGGCAAACGAAAACCCAAGAAAATCAAGGGAAAAGGGATAGACGTGGTTTTAGACAGCCGATATATTACATGGACAAGGACACCAACTTCAACCAAGGAAACCAAGACGATGACCACAACCAAACATGATGAGATTTTCCGCCCTTTCAAATTCAACATCCTAAATCACCTGGTTAACTTCAATGCTTTCAGGGCAACTGTAATCCGCAACGCTGACGGGCCGTGGGATGGCCTCGGCGTGTTCGACAGCGAGGCAGTGGCCGTGCTTGTCTACGGTGAGGGCTGGACGATCGAGGAAAACGTGGACAGCTATTACCTCGTCCTGCACTCCGAGGATTACCTTGCCGACAAGACCATCGAAGGGCTGGCAAGACTTGAAGCAATCCTCTACGAGTTCATGCTGCTGGAAACCGAGGAGTAGGTCGAAACCCCTTCGGGGGTCGTCCGGTTGTTCCGGGCCTGATGAGACCATCAGCACTTAACCACTTTTCGGGAGACCACAATGATCGACAGAGTTTACATCACGAGCGTCAAGTTGCGAATTGAAGCGGCCCTGCGAACCATCGAAGAGGCCACTGGAATGAAGTTTGAAATGGGGAGTGTCAGTTACACGGACAACACCGCCACCTTCAAAGTCGTGGGTAGCGAAGTGTCCGAGGACGGGGAAGTCTTTTCCCAAGAGGCCGAGGACTTCAAGCGGCATGCAGCCAGCTACGGACTGCAGCCGTCAGACCTTGGCAAGGAGTTCAACAGCCGTGGGAACCTGTTCGTCATCACGGGACTGAAGTCGCGTCGACGCAAGTACCCCATCTCTGCCACGGAAGTCCGCTCCGGCAAGGC